CCACTGGTCAAGTGTCCCACCGACAATATATCCGCCGTCGACCAACTCGGTCTGCAACCCAGGAAAGTAGTTTTCCTCGCAGTAGTCCAAGCTGACCTTAAACACAAAGAAAGCGAACCGGCCCGGGAGGGACCAGCCGCTTATCGTTTGGGACCAGTTAGAAAGGGGCGGCGACCCGTATGACCGAGTCGCCGCCACTAAAGCCACGCCAACCACTACCGTGCTCGATCTTCCTCTTCGACTTCTTCTTCCTTCGCCTGCTTGTAGAAATTCACGCAGGCTTTCTCCACCAACTCGGGAGACGGAGGTTCGACGCCGTCGAGGGTTTCCGGTCCTGCCTTCGTGTCGAAGACGAACCACTTGTGATTCTTGCCGTCAACGAAGCGGGACTTCAACGTGGCAAGACTCGGTCCACGCGGCTCGATGCCGAGTTCCTTCGCTTGTTCGGGACCGACCGGAACGAAGTTGTCGAGATTCGACTCTTCGCGTTTTCCGGATTTGGAGTTGAGGTACAACTCGACGAACGATTCGGTGTTGACACAGTACGCGAGGTACAGCGGACCGAACATGCACTTCGAGTTGATGCCGTCTTTCAGTTGACGGGAGGCGATGTCCTGGTAGACATCGCTCTCGGGATCGTAATTGACGACGGTCTCGTCGCCGCCAAAGTCGACCGCCTTGAACAGCTTGCCGAGCAGAACGACCGTGACTTCCTTGCCCAAACGCTCAACGTCCTGACCGTCGCGAATGATGAATTCGCCGCTCTTGGCTTTGTCTTCCATCACCACCTTGGAGTTGCCGGTGGCGACCAGTTGGAGGTTGGGAGCGTAGCCGCGATCCAAGTCCTGCTTGGGTTTCTTCGTGATGGCGGGTGCAAACGGAACCGAACCGAATGCTGCGAGTTCGTTGGACATAAATGTTCCTCCGATTTGAGTAGTGGAAACTTCGCTGGCGGGCTAACTTGCCCGTGACTATCTAAAGTATACCCGGCTGTCACCGATAGTCAAGTGAATTCCGGAAAGTTTTCGGAAAGTACCGGGTCAAGGACTTGCACCTTGCTGCCGAGCTTATGAGACTCAGTCGTCACTGTGACACCCGATAAAGGGCAGGGTTGGAATCGAACCAACGTATCCGGCACCAGATGACTAGCTAGGTCACCCAACGTGCCGGGTGCTCTCCGACCAGCAACTCGATCGCCGTCGCCAGTACGCCACGCCGCCCGCCCATGAGTAAGTACCGCGTCGGGGTTTCGATCCCCGCTCTCCACCTTGAAAGGGTGGCGACTGCACCAGTCGTCCTACGCGGCTAACTAAGCTACTACAATTCTACACCGAATCCGACCGGTGTCAAGTTATTTTGTGGAAAGAATCCATTCGAGGCAAGCCTTCCACCCATCTAGCGGGGTCTCCGCCTTCGCCCGAATCAACGCAACGCCAGCTTCCGTGAGCCGTTCGCGTTCGCGTGCGATCTGGCCGTACGTCTTGCCACGCGGGCGTGAGACCATGTTTCTGCGACGGGCGGAGCGGGTCTCACGCAGGGTTGCTGCGGCTCGGTTGTATAGATCGTCACGACCCGCATCCCACAAGTCGAGTTGGCTGTCGTTCGTGCAACGTGAAAGCTGCCACACTTCGGCGAGCGTAATCTCTCCCGCGTCGTACGCTGCCTTGATCGACTGGATGAGGTACTGAGTGCCTGCCAGGGACTCGACTTCCTCGGGCGACCAGTTGAACGCGTGGGCAATAGTTGCAGCGGTTGCCTCTCGGTTGCGTTGAAGGTACTCGCCGACCAGCGTTCGCTTCGCGGTTCGGTCGAGCGGGGTGGATCGGGACTGTGCAATCACGCGTAGTGCGTCGGGATCGCCGTCGACTTCGTGAACTTCGATCTCGTCCCAACCCATAGCCTTGCAGCAGAGCCAACGTCGGTACCCGTCGATGATCTTGCCGCTTGAGTGTACCGTCAGCGGCACCAACAGTCCGTTGCTCTCGATGGAGTCGGACAGCAGTGTCATTTCGATGTCGTCGTGGGACGTGCCCCGGACCACGTGTGTTGGGGGCAGCAAGTTGCGTACGGATGTCTTCATACCTACAACTTATGAACTTCGAAGGCACTTTTCCCGTAAATTCCGGGGCGAAACGCCGATTTACTCCGAAAAACTGAGTAGAACCTTCTATATAACTTATCTGACTGACTGACTTTGACTGACTAGGTAGTAAATAGGTATATAGAAGGTTGTTTGAACTTTTCAGACCTTAAAGTGGGTTTCGCCCCGGAATTTACGGGAAAAGTGCCTTCGAAGACCCTCCCTGACAATTTGGCAGCCACCTGTCATATTGGCAGGCAGTGTAGTCAACCTGATGACGACTCTCGGTATTTTCGAGAAAATTCGGAGAATAGTTTGACTTCCACTGGACGTTCTTCATAATTTGAGTGTAGAGACCAGATTTCCCGAACCAACGGAGCCAATATGACAACCCGCGTACGCGAAGGAATTGCGAACTTTCTGAACAATCGAGTCGCAGACTCGCCCTTCCTGCTCTCCCGATACTCGATCGACCTGGAAACGCAGGTCATGTGTGACACGGACGGGGAACCGGGCGACCGGAGCGGGACGTACACGGACGGTGAACAGACCTGGGGCAACAAGCGTTGGCCTGCACAAGCCGGTACCGACCCCAAACTCTACGACCCTGAACTAACTTTCTCCCCTGCCGACCACGTCGAGCGGGTGGGCACCACGTGGTGGAATTTCGCGACGAAAAAGTCCGTGGCGGTCGGCATCGACATCGATGCGGCGGAGGGACACGCGGAAGGCACGACAACCAACGAAGAGGCGGAGATCGACGAAATTGTCGGTCGCCTCAAGTCGTTAGACTACGTGACGGTCGTCCGCTCGACGGGAGGCAAGGGTCTGCACGTCTACGTGTTCTTCAACGAAGACACGCAGCCCGACGCACGCAATCACCACGAACACACCGTGGTTGCCCGCAAGACCCTCAAGCTGATTTCCGACGACATCGGGTACGACTTGCGTTCGCACGTCGATTGCGTCGGCAGCGTCTTCTGGATTTGGGCGGCGAAGTCGCCAGCCGATCACCCCGGGTTCTCCGTGGTGAAGGAAGGCACGCTGCTCGACGGCACCCGTCTCGCAGGTATCGAGTTGCCGTCACCCCACGTGAAGGGGAAGAACGCGACCGACTTCGAAGTCACGGAGTTGGACGCTGACCACAAACGCATCCTCGAAGCCATCAGTGCCCAGCCGTACTACTTCAACATGCGGCACGATATGAACCTCGTCCACACGCACACGTGTGCGATTCGCGACGCAATCGACCAGGGTTTGGAGATTCGCGGCGAGTTCGAAACCTCGTCCAACGGTTCGGACCCTGGCACGGCGAACTGCTTCATGGCACCGCAGCCGGGTGGAGTCTTCCGAGTCTATCGGTTCGGGCAGTCCCAACACGAGCCATCGTGGACGTTTGCCAACGGCAAGAACTGGTGCTACCTGAACGACGAGGCAGCACCGGAAGAGATCGTCAGTCGCCACGCGGAGAAGTATCAGGCGGGCAAGTATTTGCTTACCCCTGCCGGGGCTAAGGAGCTGGCCGCCAGCCTGGGGGAGCCGTTTTCTGGCTCGGTACCGGACGACGTGTGGGCGGTAATCAACAAAGGGCTGGTTGAATTTCGATCGAAGAAAGGTGCGGACGGGTGGAAGAAGTCCGGCAACATCCACTCAGTCACCGTCACTCCGAAGCAGAAGGGGAACCTTCGCGATCGGTTGTTACGTCAGTGTGACGAAACCATTCGATTCGTGACACAAGGCGGTAATCCACGCGGCTGGTACCACAAGCTGGACAACGGTGACTGGTTGGAGCACAAGAACTACAACGAGTTAGCGTGCATCGTGAAGGAACGGTTCGGAGAGTTTGCCGACCGTGCCCACTCGATGATGATGCAGAATCCGTGGGACTTGGTGCGGTTGCCGTTCCAGCCCGAATACCCGGGTCAACGTTGCTGGAACCGAGACGCTCCGCAGTTGAAAGTCGAACCAGCAGATTCGGGCGGGGAGCATCCCCACTTCGATATGATCCTCGAACACGTGGGTCACGACCTGGACGAAGCCGTTCAGACTTCCGACTGGTGTCGGAAGGCGAACATTCTATCAGGTGCGGACTACCTGCGAACGTGGTTGGCGTGCTTGATCCACCACACGGATCAACCCCTGCCGTATATCTTCCTGGCCGGACCACAGAACAGCGGCAAGTCGATCGTCCACGAGGCGTGCAAGTTTCTGTTCACGGGTGGGATCACGTCGGCCAACAGTGCATTGACTTCGCAGTTCAACGCCGAGTTGTCCGGTTGCTTCCTGGTCTACATCGAAGAACGCGATCTTGCCGACAAGCGGTACAACGCGTACGAGAAGATCAAGGAATGGGTGACCGGTCGTGAGTTGTTGGTTACCGAGAAGTACGCGACACCGACGACGGTTCCCAACTTCCTGCACTTCATCCAGATGGCGAACAACACGTCCCACCTTCCGCTGGAAGACGGCGACACCCGTATCGTCGCGATCGATGTTCCTGCGTTGAAGAATCCGGTACCGAAGGCGATCATGGAACAGGAGTTGCGGAAAGAGGCTCCCCGCTTCCTCCGCACTCTACTCAACACCGTGGTCCCCGACCCGATCGACCGGCTTCGCATTCCAGCGTTGCGGACTCGGACGAAGGAACTGATGGAGCGGAAGGCGATGTCTCCCGTGATGGCGTTCCGAAAGGAAGCGGTGTACGACTGCCCCGGTCACAAGATCGAATTCAGCAAGTTCATTGACGCGTACGCAGCCTTCTGCGAGAGCAACGGGTTGCAAGCCGATCCGGAGTTTCTGGTCATTCAGGAAGTGACGTTGCGATCGGACCGCTTCACGGTGGGTATCCGGAACCGGAAGCAGTACATCCTGAACGTCTCGCTCGATCCGAAGGCAAAGCCGAAAGACAAATCGATCGAGCCGAATAATGACGGAAGATTCTAGGAAATCATTTGACTCTACACCAAAATGGTGTAGACTTTAATTGAGAGGCAGATTCTACACTCGAACTTGGAGATTTTATGAAACGCGATCGCATCTCACTCGGAACAACGCTACCGGACTTCGGTATCGTTGTCATCGTGGTCTGGATTATCTCAGCCCTACTCTCCCTCGCAATCAGCGGCGGTATTCTGGCAGCGTTGATCGCTGGCGTCTACTACCTCTGCACCGGGGAGTTTCTCTTCGCGTCATGAACTACATCATTCGCGTAATCGACAAAGCGGGCAAAGTCATCGCCCGCAAAGAGGCGGACGAGCGTCCGTCAGAAGACGAATTGAAGAAACTGGCCATCCTATGCAATGGCGAGTTTTGTGACATTGCCCGAACCGACTAAACCCCGGAGAAATCATGAACCCAAAAGACGTTCAAGGCTCTGCGAAGCCGAACCTATCTGTATTGCCATTGGCCCCACTGCTGGAAGTCATCGCCGCGTTGACTGAGGGCCGCCGTAAGTATGGCCCTTGGAACTGGCGATCGGAGAAAGTCAGCGAGACCATCTACGCCGACGCCGCGATCCGTCACCTGATGCAATTCATCGCTGGCGAAGACATGGACCAGGACAGCGGTGTCCACCATATCAGCAAAGCCATCGCGGGGCTGCTTGTCGTACGAGACGCCCAATTACACGGCTGCTCGATCGACGACCGACAGGTGAACCAGAACCTCAACATCAATGCGATCAAGGAACAGATTGCTGGTGTGTTTGAGAAGTACCCTGAGCCAAGTGAAGCAGAGCAGAGCCTTGCGGAAGCTGTCGACGAAGTCTTTCGTGAGTTTTTCGAAGACGCCGAGAACCAGCGTCCCGACATTCTGTTGAGCGACGATATGGTTGGTGCCACAGTCGTCAATCTCTCAGGCAACGTGTCCAAGTTGCGTTTGAACAAAGGTAGTGAGCGGTACCCGTTCGCCTACCTCGACGGTAGCATCTTACGGACCGTCGACAAGTACGGTCGGTATACTGAGTCCGACGATATATCCTACCTGGACATTGTCGAAGTGAGGCCGAGCGATGTCGCTCGCTCGTGGTCTGACACCGTCGCGGGCGGAGGTTCGTATGTCATCAAACGGGAAGACATTGGTAAGACGATCGTCCTGCGTAATGGTTCGGTCGGCACCATCACTGAATTTGACAATTCAAAGTGGCCCGTCCTGTACGAAGGTGAAGACGGAGGCGTATTCGACTGTACAACGTACACCGGATTTGCGTCCCACGCCTTAGGCTACGAGGACGATCCCGGCAGTGCTATTCTCGATGAGATTGATACCGACATCGTCCGAGTATACCACAAGGGAGCACCATGAGCATCGCAAGTCTAATTACGTTGAACGACAATGTCTTAGCTGCGATGGACGTGGAAACCACGGGTCGCGATCCGTGTCGGCACGAAGTTATCCAACTTGCCATCGTGCTGTTGGATTGTAACCTCAACCCCGTCGACAGCTTCTACACGAATATCTGCCCGGAGTACCCGGACAGGATTCACCCGGAAGCGGTCGCGACACACGGCATCACGTACGAGGATTTGCAGTCGTCACCTGACAAGTACACGGTGGCAGACAACCTATGGGAGTGGTTCCAGAGTCTTGAACTGGCTCCTGGCAAACGCCTCGTTCCCTTGTGCCACAACTCGCAGTTCGACATTCCGTTCGTCCAGTCGATGTTGGGTCTCGAAATGTTCTATGAGATTTTCGGGTACCCGACCCGCGACACCCAAGCCCTGATTGTGGGGATGATGGACCGAGCGGCATACCACAACGTTAAGTGTCCGTTCCCGTACGCCCGGCTCGGCGAATGCTGTAAGGTGCTGGGGATCGAACTGGATGACGCACACGACGCCCTGGCGGACGCAGTTGCTACTGCTCGGGTGTATCGGGCTTTGCTTGAGAAGTCTCAGTGGTAGACTTCTGACCGAGTGATGTCTTCTTAAAATTCTTCAAGTCTCCGACGAAGGTTCCCACCTTCGGAACGGAGACTTTCTTATTTCCGCACTTGCGGCATCTTGCTTTAGCCATCGTTGATTAAACGAAACGCGGGACTTGAACACAACTCTGTGAATTTGCACTTCTTGACCTGGACGCCGATGACACGTAATTCCTCCTGCATGGCGAGCGAGAGGGCGACGTTCAGAGCATTCGATTGCTTGAGCATATCATACGTGCATGGAGACAGAACGTCCACGAGCACGCTCTGTGCAGCCTCTCCCACGGTGTCTTCGTAATCCTCTTCCTCCGTGACACACTTCAACGCGTCGCTCGGTTTCCACCGAGTGAGTGTGCGGGCGGACACGGACACGCCGTCAGCGAGAGTCACGGTCTGTACGTGGGTAACGAGCGACTTCCATCGAATGTCAATCACCTCTACCTCAGTGACGAGAGGCCAGTACCAAACGATCCCAGGCCCGTGAAGCGTACCCTTCCGGCACTTCTGCCACTTCACTATACGGTGAGTCGGCGGTACCTTGTGAAATTGTGGGCACCATGCCGTGAGTTTACGGAAGAACATCGAGAGCCACTCAAGCATCTGTCTTTACCTTTGCTGGGAATCGGCCCAGCGGGCAAGCCTCCGTCGCCATCCGTAGCTTATTCCGGAGGGCAGGTTGGTGCTTGTTAGCCGGGCAACCACACGAATTACACACCTGACGTTCCTTGTCGAACATAGAGCACCCGCTACAATGTTCATCGTAGATTGCTTTGATCTCTTCGTCCGTGCGTTCTGGCCGCCCTGCCGCGACCCACTTCCTGACTGCGGCTTGATAGTTCATCACCTTGTCTACCAGTCTCGCAGTCTCCATCTTGGAATCCTTTGCACACCGTGTGCAAATATCTTTGTCGGTCTTCAACCCCGTCACACCACACATCGGGGTGTTGTCCTTTGGACTCTTGAACCGAAACTCACACGGCGGGTAGTCCGACGTGTCGACAACAGGAAGCTCCATCTTTGTCGGTGCCTGCTTCTGTTTCTTATCCAGCAGAACACGAACGGGGCATGAGTCACACGCCGACGCGTCGACAGGCTGGCGGTAGTGCTCCGCCTGCTTGTTGATACATCGATGAATCACTTCGCCTTTACGTCGCTCCACTTGACGTTTCCGGCATTCTCTCATTATTTGCTACCTTATACTTGTGCGTCGATGTTCGGGCAATTGCTGCCCTTGACTGGCAATAGTGTTGCTGAAACGGGAGCCGTCGTCCCCGCTCGGAATGAACAGTGTGCCATTCTTGCCTGTGCTTCAATTGCCCCCTTAAAGGCACGTGCCATGATCTCGGAGCCGAAGGTTTTACAGATGAAGTAGTTCGGCCCACCACACGACTTTCCACGTTCCGTAGTGTTACACGGACCCGGTTTGAGCGGGCAGTTGAGACCGCTACCAGGAGCGGTACTCGGTGCAATATACACGGCGGTGTGGTATTGCACGTTGACAGTCCACACGCACGTCTCCAAGGTAGGACGACCACACGCCGTAGACTCTTCCGGTTCCTCGAAGTTGTATGACCGGCCATTCGAGGCGACTTCGTCTGCCCGAGTCGCCTGCTCCCCGGTGTCGACCGGGAAACTGCTGGTTCGTTCGAATTGCGGGGCAATCACGTCGACCAACTCCGAATCGTTCATATCTTGGCAGAAGGATTCGGGGAACGTGTCATCCAGGTCACTTGGGATTCGGTCCCCTGTCGTCGCGACAACAGGCGGCTCGCCGCTAGCGGACTCAACATACAACGGATGTCCCTCAGGCGGCGTGACGTTCAGCAGTGGGCTTTCGATCTCGTACGCGTCTCCCGGATACGGTTCCTGTGCTTTGTTGGCAGGCCACGCGAAGAAGTATTCCTCGGTCGAACCCGACAGAATAGGCGTCCAACATTCGACATCAACAATACCGTTGGTCGGGTTAATCGACACCGAAGTCACCAAGCACTTGACGTTCGGAAACTGTGCGATGTTCAAGTTGATACAGTCGTACAACTCTAAGCCCATGTGCTCAAGCGTCGTCTGAAACTTGACGGTACGCCACGTGTTACTGTCGCGGATCGACCAGAAGGTCGCCGTCTTTAGGGCTTGAGCTTCGTTACTGATCGATTCGTAGGTGTGTGACTCACCAAAGAATCCGTACCTCCGGACATTACGTTCGACGGTCAGCCGCCTCTCCACGCTTCGAGCGTTGAGGATGTCCGCCCCACGGGGTTGCCACGTCACGTCACTACTTGTCACCAACTCTTCGGTCCGAGTGTGTGAGAAGCTGAACGAGCCCGCCACCAAATCCGCCTCAGTCATTGTCACGTCGACGCTTGGCTCGGCGGGTAGATACTTGATCTTAACCACGCCGTCCGTGATGACCAACGCACACCGTGCCTCGTACGCCAAGCGGCTAACGGTTTGTAAGACGTTCTCTTTCTTGGCGTGATAGTAGTTGCAGGGGTAGTTCGCCAACGCCGATTTGGCCGACGCAAACGAAGCCGAGTCGACAGTGAAATCGGTAAAGTTCTCGATGATCCACTCGATCACGTCGGCAGGGTTGGGACCGATGTCAGAATCAAAGTGGACGTACAGCGTGTTATCCCAATTCTCATCCTGGTACGAATCCAAGCCACGGGTCAGGTGAATCTCAATCGCGGTCAGGTCACCGTAGTCGGTTTCAACAACTTCGTAATAGTTGGTGGGAAGTTCAGTGAGTTGCCGATTGTCGCCGAACTGGCGGTACGCGTAGACACCAGTAACGGAGCCGGGGACCAAAGAGACCACGTGGACGCGTGTCGAATCTTCCTCAAGATACACGTCCGAGCCGGACGGCAACCACTTGAACTTTGACTCTGCCATATCTCCGAGGGCACGCCACGCGTCGCCCGGGCCACCTACTACACGCAGCTCGATGTTTTCCGTTGCTTCGGAACATTCAGCGAGCGAGCCGGGTGTAGGCTCATTCTGTTGTCGATAGCCTTCGGTAAGTGGGCCTACCTTCGTACAGTCGACGTTCTCGGTTGGGGCGTCGAGTCGGTTGGTTTGATTGATAGTGAACGTCTCACCACTGAACGTGCCAGTGTAGATCACGTCGTCAATACGAATCTGAGTCAAACGCCCTTGCGGGAATTTGTTCCCGCCCAGGATGTTCAACGTATCGTTGACGTACGCTAGTTGATTAGCCCGGTCACGCAGTAGTTGGCAGAGCGTCTGGAATTTACCTCGCTCGCATTCCTTATCCTCCACAAGCTGTTTTCGATTGGGGCCGAGTTCAAGAACCCCGGCAACATTCTTAATCTGAGGAAGCCTCAATCCAAAGTTCCTGTCGTCGCCCGGACCACCATCGACTTGACCAAACTCATCCATGCTGTTCTCCCACTCCTGTCGGGCGTATGTAGCATTATCGAATGATTCGGTGTCCACGTCTTCTGGGACAGGTTCGCCGAGTTGGCTCTCAATCTTCGGACATTGAATCTGTTTCGCTTGGCAAATCTTGGCGTCGAGGGTCGTGTCTAAGACACCTTGCCCGATCCGCAGAATACCTTGGACGCCGTTGCGAATCTCAACGGCAGGGTATGCACACGTTTCGCCGAATCGGAAGGGCCACGCCTTAGCACGGTCGCTCTCGTTGACTTCGGCAAACAGCCCGTCCTCCATCGCGAATCCAAACTGACGACCCTCGATCTTATTCAGAATCGTGAACTTGAAGGTTCGGGCACGGTCGTCCCACTTCATTTCGGAATTGATCTCACCGTCAATTAAGACGACCGCCTCAGCGATCGGCACGCCGGGGAAGCTCAGGTACACCTTGGCGGGACGCTTGTGAACGTCGATGGTGTTGAGAATCTCCTTGATTGCACCGTCAGTGTCGGAAAGCGTAACGGTGACAGATTGGGACGCACCGGTCCCGTCGACGAGTTGAGTAGTCTCAACGCCGCTGATACTGATGATCTGTTTCTTTGCCCCGGAGAATTCATGGGAACTGTAGTAGTATTCGTCCCCGCTATCGTCCCACTGCACACCAATGAAGAGGGTCGGATCAACTCCGAACTTCTTAGACAGTGCTCCGTTTACTCCGCTGCTGAAAGTTCTCATTTATGTCTCTACAACTTCAAGAGTTACTTGATACGCTTCTCCGCCGGGCCAACCACCGGCTCGACCGCTTCCATTAAACTCGACCGGGTTGATTCCAAACTTCCCGATGATCGTTCGGCCTCTCCAAACGATCCGCAACTTCGCTCCCCTGTACCGGTTGACAAAGTCACTGAGTTCATCCATCTTATCTCGACTGATCGTGAAGTCCCACCGGTGCCGCTTTTTGCCTTCCGCCTTCTTGACGAAGGTTCGACGGCTCCCGTCCATCATCTTGATGACCGTGACCTGTGAGAGCAAACCCTGGTCGTTTCCGACCTGGGGTTGTGGCAAGATCACAGTAGAAGCTGATGCAGGGTAGGGTGCTTCCACTCTAAAGAATTCTGTGCTTGCCATGTTAATCGATCACGTATGAGACTTGCTGACTTACGATGTCGGCTTCCGTCAAATCGGTCGGGTCGCCGTCAACGTCGTATGCACGACCTACGAGGCCGTCCACAACCGAACTGTGTGTTACACTACGGTTGTAGGTGCTACCGGCTCGGCTCACAGTCTGGGCCAAGTCCAGGTAGTTGAAGAACCACTCGCCTTCTAAGGCTTCGCCTTCCACATCGAAGCTCAAGGTCCAGTAGCCTTCTGAATC